ACAAAACTGGTACCCTTAGCAACAAATGGCTTGTGTACGAAGATCCGTTCTTCAGCCGCGACCAGATGCTAATCGGCCTTAAGGGCGGTAGCTACCTCGATGCAGGTTACGTATGGGCTCCATACATCCCTCTACAGGTTACTCCGACCTTCCTTGATCCGAACGACTTCTCGTTCCGCAAGGGTCTCCGCACAAGGTATGCCAAAAAACTTTTAAGATCCGAGTTCTATGGCCAAGTACGCATTCAGAATCTGTAATTTCAGAATCTGATGCGTAACGCTTGACAGCGTTTTACGGAATTGATAAACCCTCTGTGATGAACGAATCGCAGAGGGTTTTTCTATTTTCATGGTCCCGCTATGGTAGTTGGTAGCTTTATCAAGTAGTCTAAAAGTAAATGGAGACTTGACCTAACCGCCCCAGAGCAAAGCGCGCGGGTATACGTGTGAACGACCCCAGTAACACCTCTGTACAATTCGGCCCCTGGCTTGGTAGTACCTCCGCGCGGGGAACCCTCAAATGGGGCTGGTTAGGTTTTATTTTGAACTATCAAGTTGAACTTAATAGTTGCCTAGTGTAGTAAGAACCTCATGGATTACAAACCCAAACCCAAGTTACGAGTTAAGTCCTGGTACACCACCAACCACTGTGGTGTATGTAGCGAGCCTATCGGAGATAAGACCTCCCACTGCTATCCCGGACCACACGGATGTCACTATTTAGCTGGTTCACTTTTGCGGGAGCTGCATGAACAGCACGATACTCGCTATAACCTCATAGAGTCTTACGATGAGTCCTACATAAAGAAAGAAATGGCCAAGGCCCGAGCTAGCCTAGCCAAGGCTAACGCTAGAATAGGGATCATCTACGAAAAGCTTCACGACTTAAGACTTCACTGCCCCCATACTGTTGAATGGACTAGTAATATGAACGCAGAGAAAGAAGGTACCTGCCAGCTGTGTGGTAAGGGATTTTAGGTACCCGATATACATATTGTGGTAGGATCTTATCCATGACCCCCGAAATTGTATCTGCCCTAGAATCTGTATCTGCGCGGTTAGGCTCGGAGTTACAAGAGGGGGCTCCCGAAGCTGCTGCTGTAGCTAAGAAGATGTACAAGCACATCCTACAAGCACAAGACCTCGCCCAACAGCTTAATAAGCACCTAAAATCCTTAGGTGTATACGGAAAAAAAGGGGCTGTTGGCGGCTCCGACATAGGGTCTAGGCTATACAACATCCAGCAGGACCTCCTAGCTCTATCGGCGATGAAATAATGTCGGTACGCGAACGCATGGAGTCCCTACTGGAGTCCCCAGAAGACTCCGAGAAGGCTAGCGCCGACAAGCTTTGGGGTACTATCAACGAACTCGCGGGTGATATACAGCTCGGTAAGAAGTACGGAAGACCTCGCAACCCTACCCGTAAAGCCGCTTACAAAGACGTAGTAGACCACTTACTACAGGCTATGAAGGCCCTACAGCGCTTAGGCTAGATAAGGACACTCTCCATGAATAAAGCGACATTAGAACTACTTGAAGCTGTTCGGGAAACCTTAGAAGGCAAGGATCCGTACGCCGCTGGCCCCGAGTATAAGGGCGCGGCGCTCAAGCTGCACACGAAGTACGCTAAGACTAGGCACGATAACCCAGATTGGCCTAACATACGCCATTACCTGTGGACCATTCACAAAACAGGTAAAGCTCCGTGGAACGATCTATCCGACCGCATCGGCAAGAAGAAGGCAGATAAGCTCCGCCAAGAGTTAATCGACTTAACCTAACTGTTGTGTAGCGGATAGTTTTTATGTAGGATGTTTTGATGACATCTACAGATGACCTACTCGCCGAGCTTGCAGATTTAGAACCGGTCACGCCTACGCGCGTAGACCCGCCCGCGCCTGCATACGAGCCCGCGCGCGAGGCCCTGACCGTAGAGGCCACTCCCAAATCCGTGCCCAAGGACGACCTCGACGAACGCGGTTATAAAATTCTAGCGTTGACAGATCTAGTCATACAAGAGTTCGACAGAGCAGTGAACGCACTCACTACTGTCAAAGAGGCGGTAGAGGCCCTACGTGAGGAGCTAGCAGCCCCGTCAGCGCCCTCCCTAGTAGAAGACGCGGCACTCTTGACCTCCGAGGAGGAGGCCCTAGACGACGATTACAGCAGCCCTGTGGAGCGTAACCCCCAAGGAGAGGCTGATGCTATGGGTGACATATCTATAGCCCTGTAGAACATCTTCCCGAATAGCCCGAAACGCGCTAAAATGCGAAAGTGGCTACTGAATTCGCGCATAACTCCCAGTTAATGGACGACGGTCAGGTGAAGGAGTGGATCCTTCGCCAAATGGGCGCGCCCTTTCTAAAGGTAGAAGTTACGCAAGAGCATATGTGTGACGTCATTGAGACGGCCATCCGATGGTTCACAGCTAAGAAAGGTCTTACCAAAGTATTGGTTCTACCTGTGCAGGACGGCGTTACCGCTTACTGCTTACCGGATGACGTAGACACAGTAACGGATGTTGTATTTACTGTGAACCCGTTCGACTTCTCGTTGATCTTCAACCCATTCGGACTCATAGACGACGCAGTTCCATATGACGTGTTCGCCGCCCCAGACTCTGGGGGTCTGTACTCTACCCTAGTTCAGGTTCGTCAGTACACTGAGATGGCCAAGCGTGTTCTAGGTGCGGAGCCCGACTGGAATCAATACGGTCGCACGCTTAATATCTTCCCACTCCCTAAGCACACCGCCAACGTACTGGTGGAGTACAAGACAAATAACTTCGACATCCAGCAGCTTAACGAGCGTGACCACGATCTAATTAAGCGCTACGCACTTGCGTGGACCAAGAAGATTGTAGGAAGAATACGATCTAAGTACGATGCCTTCCCAACCGCCCAAGGGTCTTCGACCATGGACGGATTAACCCTACTAGATGAGGCTAGGGAAGAGATGGAAAAACTAGAAGAGGAGATCGCCGATAGCGCGATGCCTATGCACTTCATAGCGGGGTAATTTATGTCCGGTTGTAAAATTAAAGGTACCCCTCTACTAGACTGTCTACCAAAAGGTTGCGATATAGGGCCCATAGACTGTCTTATTATCCCAGCTACCTTGAGTAGCTGCGAGCTAAGTCTGTGCGACGCAGAGCAGAGCATATTCGACTGCTGGGCCGCAGAACACGTAAACGCAGCTGGCGTGGAGATAGAGTTCTTCCACTTTAACTTAGACACGTCTACGCGGGACCCGTTGTACGACGAGGCTATTGAGCGCGTGTTCGACGGATCTTACAAGTTCAAAGCCTTTGTAGAGTATCCCGAAGCTGACACCGAAGCTACGGAGCAAGGTTTTCACGTCAAGTGGGACGCCACGCTGTGGATACCTCGCGCTAACATAGAATCCGTAGGGGCTCCTATTCCGACAGAGGACGACGTGGTCCGCCTGTGGAATACGCCTTTCTACAAGAAGTACTCAGTAGCAGAGCAAGACATACCTGGGTCCGGTTACTTCTTTAACATCACAAAAGTAGACGAAGACGGGCACTTGTTCGACCAGGCCGGGTTCGTAGGATTTAAGTGTGTACTAAAAAGGAACACAGAGTATTCACCAGAGCGTAGAATGGATAACGACTAATGGATCCAGTAAAAATAGGACTAGCTGTTCAGGGTGGACTGTCTGTGGTGTGCAGCACCTGCAAGAAATATTGGGGCGCCCGAGACCGCAATATACCCGGAGACGTGTGCTTGGCTAAGCGCGGATGCGCGGGCCCTGTGGGCGGGAGCGACTTTCCCGAGTACGACGGTCCAGTGTCCGACTTGTCTAGATGGTGCTTCAAGTGCGGCGCCGACTCTAAGTACGGTATCCAGGTAACCGGCCGCTCCCGCATCATAGGTGTATGCGAGGAGCACGTTCGTATGTTAGCGGAGCTGAAGCCCATGGGACAACCAGGCATACACCCTACCTTCGCTATACGGTCCAACAACGGAGCCCTAACTATTCGGGAAATTATGGGACCAGAGGTTAAGTCCCTATTCCAGGCTATCAGCGAAGTAGAGGCATCCTTCAAGAAGGACGACGAGTAGTGTTCTACGTCAAAGGAGACCAAGCGTTTCATAACGCCGTAGCTGTAACGAAGTCGTGGCCCAGGCGCACGCGCGCGTTACGTAAGCGCCTCGCTTACGAGGCCGCTATGAAGACCAAAGCAGGTCTACTAGAGCGCCTACCCAACGGCCCAGACCAGGCTGTGTACAGAAATTCATTGGATGTAGTAGAGGTGTCAGTAGGTGGTAACGACTACGCCTACGCCGTGCGTTCTAATCCAGGAGCTGTAGGTACCTCTAAAGTAGATGCTCCTAACACACTATTGTACGTAAGATCTCGCCCTAGACTAACTAGGCCAGATCCAGCTGTACAAGTACTAGAGCAGCATAATCCGTGGACTATGGATACATTACCGTTCACGCCAGACGGTACAAAGGCCATAGTAACCTCTAAGAAAGTGGCCGGTAATACGGTGACTAAGATACGTAAGGCGCGCCGCAAAGATGAATACAAGTGGAGGCCAGCCTTACTAAGCGTAGGTAAAGCCGTAACGTCTTCCCGCACCTCTAGAATAAAAACTCCTAAGGCTGTACCTGATATAGGTTACGCGGCCTTCCGCCTAGAGTTTGGACTAGGAGAGAAACCTGCCCCCCACTGGAGGCCCACCCTGCAAGATCTTAAGACTTCCGGAATCAAGAGGATGGCTAGGAACCCAAAAATAAAGATGCTTTTCACAAACGCTTCCTTTACAGGTTGGAAGCGATGGGAGAAGATCCATACAGCATCCAAGATCCGACCTGGCGAGGCCAGGAAATTCGTGCCTTTCCAGCGTAAACTAGGAATTAGACCCTAACCGAGGACCCCAGTATGTACCTTTTAAATGAAACTACCACCGAACTGCTAGGCCAAATAAAGGCCAAGCTAGAGGCTAAATCCGCTCCTTGGGATAAGCAAAACCCCAAGAAGTACGGCAAGTCCGTTAGCAAAAAAGAGAAGGCCCTGAGCAAGAAGAAGCTGTCCAAGCACAGCGGTAAATCTGTTCTAGAGACCGGAGATTCCTCAGAATCTAAAGGAGCTTTCTCCATAGGGGAAGACGCCAAAGACTTACTAGACCGCATCCGACTTGAGATGATGGACGGTATGGAGGCGGAGGACGCCGACGACAACGAGACCGACGTAAACGACGCTTTCGACCTATACCTAGATTCCATCCTAGAGCGCCTTACGACATCGCTTAACGCTGATGAGGACATGGCTATAGAGTTCATTATGCTTATGGCGGACGAGATGGAAGAGGACGGATCTATGCCTCCTATGCCCGGCGAAGATGCCTCGGACAACGAAGTGTCTATGTGGATGGGAGCCGCTAAAACCAGCGGTTTCGCAAACAAAGTACTGGAGATGGCTAAGGCTATCTAGTACCTCACTTGGCAGACGACGCAGCAACCCAAGCTCTACGAGACCGTATCGAGGGTAGAGCTAGAACCGGCACGGTAGACCTACGTAGTTTCGACCAAGGAGTCGTTACTACTTTAGGTGCTACCTTGGAGACAGTTACGTTCCCCAATGGGCAGCAAGCTAGTAACTATTTCCTAAACATACCTTTGGTGCGAGGTAGGGTTGGGCGTCCAGGGCTTCCAGGCGTCCCCATAATATTTGCTTTTCCTGAGGATGTTTTAGAAAAATTCGATTATCCGCTTATTTCTATACGACGGGATGATATCGCTCCTACGATGAATCGTTGGCATCCTGGTACCTTACAATACCGCGCTCCCGCAGTAACAGCTCAAGAAACTACAGTCGATTCAAATCCAGGAAACCCAGACGCTCCGGCTCTCGTTAACTGGGACAAGGTGGAGCAATTACAGCAAGCTGCGCCTTACGATATAACGTATACGATTTCTATTCTCGCTCGTAACAGAGGCGGGATGGGTCAAACGAATCAAGCCAACGCTATCCTAAAAGCTGTCCTACGCGTATTTCAGCCCTACTCCTACCTATACCTAAACGACTCTATAGGCGACGGAAGAACGTACGATTGCTTCCAAGAGTCGATTAGTCATTTAGATGAGGTTCCCGAAGTGGCAGATCGTGTGATAGGATTTGCCGTAACGATACGAATTGAAGGAGAGCTTGATCTATTGGATCCCGAGGAGCACAATACTGTTACAAGCCTTCCCACAATTACTACCGAGGTACTTTAAACTATGCCCAGATACTACAATAAAACAAGAGGTCCGCTACCCTTATCACTCTCAAGTGGTTCGACAGTCGTAGCAGCCAAGAGTTATGTTGAGTTATCTCGCGAAGATGAAGGGTGTGCTTCCGTAGTTCGTTATGTTAAAAAGAATATGTTAGTTCCACCTAAATTCAGGATGGAGCTTTCCCCTCCTACCCCTGTTATCGCCCCCGCCCCCGCGCCTGTGCCCGCCCCTGCTCCTGCACCCGCGCCTGTTATTTTTGAGCCGGAAGAACCCGTTAAACTAGAAGCGTCCGAAGATATGGAAGACATGCCAAGCGATCCTGAAGAGGACGGCGACAGCAAGAAGACCAGAAAAAAAAGGACCAGGAGGTAACAAGATATGGCTGAACTAAACGGCTGGTGGGTTACCGGACTAGTAGACGGCGAGGGCTGTTTCTACGCAGGACTGCAACACAGAAACAAAAAAACCTCTAGTGGGAACACGGTAGCTTGTGTTGAGTTAGACATACGTCTGCAAGTAGCGCTTAGGGCGGACGATACTGCTGTATTGGATAGACTCCCTTCGTACTTTGGTTGTGGAATCGTAACTAATAAGAAGTTTAGTATTAACGCTCCATCTGTAGTTCGACTTGGTTTAAAAGGTAAACCTGTTCGCAACTTCCAAATACGCAAACCACAAGACCTATTAGACTACGTTGTACCTCATTTCGATAAATATCCGCTTCAAAGTAAGAAGTCCAGAGACTACGCCATCTGGAAGGATTTACTAAATTACGCTAGCGACAACCTTATAGGTAGGAAAGGTTGGTTGAGGAGGTTCCCTAACGAGGTGGATCTTCTAGGCAGCATGTGCGAGGATCTTAGATCCTTAAGAACCTACTCTACCCTACTAGCAGGAGTCAACTAAAATGGCAGAATTATTGAGCCCCGGAGTCTTCATCGAAGAGGTTCCAAGTCAGGTCCAGGTTATCCAGGCCGTTTCGACGTCCAACCTAGGTACTATCGGTTATACAGATAGAGGTCCCGAGAACATCGCGACCCTTGTAACCTCGTACCCAGGGTTTATCCGCACCTTCGGCCCTCAAGTGGCTGAATCTCACCTAACCCTTACAATGGCGGCGTACTTCAACAACGGAGGACGCCGCGCGTTCGTCGTTCGCGTTGTACCTAGTGACGCCGTGGCTGCCGACGCCCTAGTTGACAGTCTACAGACGGATCAAGAGATCGAAGTAGGCGACGGCGCTCTTACGACCTTCTCCAAGACCGATGTTACTACCTCTCTTAAGGTTAACTCCGGCGCCAGCCCTATTGTTGCTGGGAGCTTTACAGTGTCTTGGCGCGGGGCGGGTACTCCTGCTGCGGCCGACCCTTTGATGGCTCGTGACGGAACTACTCCTCTAGTACTAGACGGTGCAGGCGCTACTCAAATTTACGAGTTCCGCGTAGATCCTACTTCTATTCCAGCTATCGACGGAGAGCTTGACGCTCTTGTTCCTGGTACCCTTACCCTTAACTGGGACTTCGATGGCGCTACCCCAACTACTCTACTACTAGTCAAGCCTACCTCAGGTAGTGTGTCTACTACGACTAGTGGCGCTGGTACAGTTGTTGTGTTCGACCACAGAACCGGTATCGGTTCCGTAGAATTCGCAGGAGCGGAGTCTATTGTCATAGGCGGTGACGGTATCGCCGTGACCATGGACATCACCCCAGCTACAGCTACCCTAGCTGTAACTGACGACGGTGCTGGAGTTCTACCTGTAACAGGGGGCGCTCTTTCGGCTCCTGGCGCTATCGATTACGTCACAGGTGCCTACTCTTTTGATCCCACCGCAGCTCCTCACGATGACGCTAGAATACTGGCTAATTACAGCATCAGTGCTTGGAACATGGACCCTATCTCTAAGGGTACCTGGGCCAATAACATGCGAGTTCAGATCACAGGTGATCAAGACTTCTTCACCGTAGCTACCGCGTCCTACTCTAGGTACCAAGTAAACGTATTACTTCTAAATACCTCGTCCGGCCTATTCAGTATCGTAGAAACTTTTGAGCAGCTCAGCTTAAACGATTCTACCGACGCTCAATACATGCCAGACGTAATCAATGAATTGTCTGATTACATCAACGTCAACGAGCCTGCTGGCGACGAGGCTCCTAATCAACTAAACGGAATCGTAAGGTCGTTGGTACTAGCTGGTGGTGACGAATCCGCCACAGGTCAAACTATTGTAACTTCTCTAGGCGAGGCTCCTGTAGCTTCTCGTTCTATTACCATCTCCATGCAGGACGCTACCGGCGTAGCCAAGACCATCACAGACGACGGTTCTGGTAACCTAATAGGCTGGATAGATCCTACGGGAAACAATACTGTAAACTACACCACAGGAGCCCTGGATTTCAAAACATCAGGACCCCTTAACGGCGCGTCTCTAGTAACCGCAGCTTACACTCAGGCTCCCACAGAGACTACTCACACTGAGCAGTTTGCTGGCGGATCTAACGGTACGTTCGGTGCTGGTACTTACGGTCGAAATGAGTTCACAGCTCCAGCGCTAGCCGCGTCTAGTGAGGGTATGTACGCTCTTGATCGTGTAGAGGAGCTAATGCAGCTCGCTATTCCAGACTTCGTAGGTGACCTCGTAATCACAGGCGACATTTTGGACTACGTAGATAGCAGAGCAGCTCTACCTTCTGGTGGAGATCGCTTCGCAATTCTTCAGCCTCCAGTAGGCTCTAGCGCACAAGAGGCAGTGGACTGGATCCGTTACGACCTAGGTCGTTACAGCAAGTTCGCAGCTCTATACTGGCCGCATGTTCGAGTAGCTGACCCTCTAGCGGATAACCGCCCTAAGGTCATGCCTGCTCTAGGACACATCGCTGGTATTTACGCCCGCACCGATTCTAACAAGAACGTTGCTAAGGCTCCAGGCGGAACAGTTGACGGCGCTCTGCGCTTCTTAACGGGTCTAGAGATAGATCCTACACAAGGTGAGCGAGACTTTGTTTACCCTAACAAGGTCAACCCTCTTATTTCTTCCCCTCAGACCGGACTAGCTGTCTGGGGTGTTCGTACCATGGCCACCGAATCGGAATGGCGTTACGTTAACGTACGTCGTCTGTTCATGTTCATGGAGAAGTCTGTTTTCAACTCAACCCATTGGATTGTGTTCGAGAACAACGGTCCCGCACTTTGGGCTCGTATCAAAGCGCAGCTATCCGGTTTCTTAACTAATCTATACAATGAAGGTATGTTCGCAGGTGCTACACCCTCCGAAGCGTTCTTTGTAATTGTAGACGACTCTAACAACGATGCTAGCTCCATCGCTGCCGGACAAGTCATCATCGATATCGGTGTAGCCGCTAACACACCCGCTGAGTTTGTTCGATTCCGTTTTCAGCAGACATCTGCATAAGTCCCAGTAGGAGATAACCCATGCTTGTTAAAATTACTAATATTGGTTCCGACCAGATCCACCTCTCTGCTTATGGCACGGTGCTGAATCCTGGCGGTGTACTCGAAACCCGTCGCGGAATGGCCGACATCGTCGGAGACGAGAGCCTAAAAGCTCTAATCGTTTCTGGCGACGTATCCCTAGTTTTTACTAAGGAAGCCGGAGATGACGTCGTAGGCGGATTTGGGGATACCCCACCTTCGTACACCAATGCCGCAAGGCCAGCTGCTACCGCAGTTCCAGCGTTCACGTTTATCTTTAATACGGATGACGCTGCGCCTAACTGGAGCGACGGTACTATCTGGCGCGACGCTGCGGGCGTAGCAACCTAAGCCCTAGCAGCTTAGACACACAGTAGTACAGCACCCTAAAGAACGAGGTTTAAGATGGCACGCCCACTAAATACAGATTATCTCCACTCAATGCGATTCCACGTATCAATCGATGATGCGCAGAATAGTCCTATCATAGACCTGAATCCTACCGGTAGGCCAGACGCGGGTTTTTCCAACGTCACTACTCCAGAAGCTACGGTCGAGGCCGTAGAATACAAGGAGGGGACCATGATCTACACACGTAAGTATCCTGGTAACCCTACTGTATCCGACATCACCCTCTCTAGAGGTGTGGCTCGTCAGGATAGCTCCTTCTGGGGCTGGTTACGCGTTGTCCTTGAGGGCGGTCCTCTAGGATCTAACGAAGCGCAGTACCGCGCTGACCTAACTATCAAGCACTACCACCGAGACAACTCTTTGGTTCGTGATCAACCTACAAACGGCGGACTACCAAACCGAACTAACATCAAGCCTGCGGATATTACAGCTGCAAGGTCTTACCATGTTAAAGAGGCTTTCCCAATTCGTCACAAGGTGGCCGGAGACCTAGATGCTACCGCTTCTGAGATTTCTATCATGGAACTTGATTTAGCGTACGAGCACTTCGAGGTCGAAGAGCACGCAATCCCAAGCTAAACACTAATCAAACACCACTAGAAAGATGGGAGGACTAATGTCCTCCCTTTTTCATTTCAGTAGTACGTCATACGTTGCTACTATGAGGCTCCTGCATGGCTAGATCATTATTCAGCGACTACTTACAAGTTAACTCCTTTTGGTTATTAGACGTAGCACCTATAGAAGGACTAGCCCTGCCCATATTTAACCCTCTAGCGGGGTTTAGTAGTATAACCGCGCCAGGTATGACCTTTGAGATGTACGACATCACAGAGGGCAACGCTATGTTTCGCAAGAAGGTCGTTAAGAAAGCTGACATAGATGTTATGACCTTAACTAGAGGTGTAACTTTTTGGGATTCAGATTTCTACAAGTGGGCTATGTCGGCGTTGACTGGCAACACGTCTGGGGTTAAGGTAGGCGGAGTGCAAGTAGGCAGCGTAGGCGGAGTAACACCCCGCAGAAACCTAATGTTGATTCACTTCTTTTCTAGGTATCCAGGACTAGCCGCTGCTGGTATAGCGGGTGGTCTGATAACCGCAGGAGCCGCACAAAGTCGGGGAGCTGTAAGCGGGGGGACGGGTATAAACTCAGCCGCAGGTATAGCGCGTATAGCTGCTCAAGTAGCTGTTGGATCCTTTGGTCCAGCTGACGTAGCCGCCCACGTGCCCGCGCGCGCGTGGATGCTTTACGACTGTATACCCACACGATTCAAATCCGGTGGAGACTTCGACGCTAAAGCGGGCGATGTTTCTATAGCCGAATTAGATATTCAACCAGAAATGATAGAAGAAATTAGTCTATCCCCCATAGGCTAGGCCATTACGCTCAAGGAGAGATAAACCATGAACCTATTCTCAGACGAGATTGGGATAGAGGGACGTTTACGCGTCCTTAAGCGGGGTGGTAAAAACACTCAAGAATTTAGCATAACCAAGATCGAAAGCGCAGTACGTGCTGCGTTCGACGAGGTAGGGCAGACCATAGAAGATCACTTCTTAGTTCAAATGGCTAGGCTAGTAAAAGCCAAACTTCTACTAAGGTACGGGGAGAAGGATGTACCTGTAGAAGTCATTCAAGACTTTGTAGAAACTTCTTTAATGGAGACCGGATGTACGGACGTAGCTAAAGCCTACATTTTGTACAGGTCCAAGCGAGAGGGGTTGAGAGCTAATAGATTAGCTCCGGACCCTCTAGCTATCTCAGACTATATCCACCCCGGTAAATACTCACGCTACCTCCCAGAAGAAAAGCGCAGAGAGGTATACGAGGAGACAGTAGCGCGTGTGGAAAACATGCACTTAAAGAAGTTTCCCGAAGCCCGTGAAGACATAACTGAAGCCTTCGACATGGTCAGAGCTAAGAAGGTTCTACCGTCCATGCGATCTATGCAGTTCGCCGGTTCCGCTATAGAGACTGTGAACGCACGCCAGTACAACTGTTCGTTCATGCACATCGATAAGCTTAGAGCCTTCGGAGATGCTCTATACCTACTACTGTGCGGTTGCGGCGTGGGCTACTCCATTCAGTACGACCACGTAGAGAAACTACCGGCGCTGAAGCACGTGGACGCCCGCATGGTCCGCCACTACACTATAGTGGACACCATAGAGGGTTGGGCTAACGCTTTGACGACCCTACTTAACTCCTACACTAAGGGGTACTTCATAGAATTCAACTACAGCAAGATACGACCCGAGGGCACGCCTCTTAAAACTTCGGGCGGTAAAGCCCCAGGTCACGTAGGGTTAAAAACCTCTCTGGAGGCTATACGTGAGCGCCTAAACCTAGCTCAAGGTAGGCAGCTCCGACCTATAGAGTGCTATGACATTATGTGCTTAGCGGCGGACGCAGTACTATCCGGTGGTATCAGACGCTCAGCCACAATAGCTCTTTTCTCCTTAGAGGATGGGGAGATGATGGCCGCTAAGACCGGTAACTGGTTCGACATACACCCGTGGCGCGCTAACTCTAACAACTCTGCTGTACTAATGCGCAGCGATATAAAGAAGCGTCAGTTCAACCGGATCTTCAAGTACATAAAAGAGTTCGGAGAGCCCGGATTCGTATTTACCGATAACTATGACTACGGTTTCAACCCGTGTGTAGAGATAAATTTGAACCCTGTGCTGACCATCGACGAGGCCCTCCTACTAGCTATCGAAGCTAAGCGAGAGACCGGGATGTTCATACCTAAGGTCAAGATAGGGGATACTCATACTGGTGTAGCATTTTGTAACTTAACGGAGATGAACGCAGCGGCTTTCGATACCCCAGAAGATATGTACGCAGCTGCTAAAGCCGCAGCGTGTATAGGAACGCTACAGACGGCCTACACGGACTTCCCGTATCTGGGCTGGGTATCTGAACTGATAGCGGAGCGCGAGGCCCTATTGGGTGTCTCGATGACGGGAATGATGGACTCCCCTGGTATCGCGCTGAACCCCGAGTACCAACGCAACGCCGCAGCCGTGGTCATAGCCGAGAACGCCAGAATGGCCGCTAAGCTAGGAGTGCGTCCAGCGTCCCGCACAACGTGCGTAAAGCCCGCAGGGACGTCTTCCCTGGAGCTGGGGTGCGTAGGGTCGGGTATACACGCGCACCCAGGAAGGCGCTATATAAGGCGCGTAACGGCTAATGAGCTGGAGCCTGTGTTTCAGTACTTTAGGAGTGTAAATCCACACATGTGCCAAAAAAAACCAAAAGGTGGAGATTGGGTAATCGAGTTCCCAATTGCCGCTCCAGAAGGCGCAGCTATTTTAGATGATTTTGGCGCTGTAGAGTTCCTAAAAACAGTTAAAAGCACTCAAGATAATTGGGTAAAACCAGGCACTGCGGACCCGGATAGAAGTCCTGGCGCTTGCCATAATGTTAGTAATACCGTGATAGTGCGACCAGATGAGTGGGATGACGTGTCAGACTATGTTTGGAATAATAAAGAGGACTTTTCGGGTATCTCCTTCCTACCCCACACAGGGGATAAAGATTACGCTTTCGCGCCTAGAGAAGTGATCTCCACGGAGGCGGACGAAGTGAAGTGGAACATGTTGTTGAAACACTATACTAAAGTGGACTACACTAAGATGGTGGAAGAGGATGACGGTACTAATTTAACCGGTGAATTAAGTTGCGCAGGCGGTAAGTGCGAAATCTGATTATTTGCGCTACCATACGATAATGAACTACCGGACCGCCACTCTATTGGAATCTGTACGATTCGAACTCGAAGAGAAGTCGTCTGTACCTAGGCCTCCGGGTAAGGGTTGGTTTATGGTGTTTGGTAAGTGGCGCCAAATAGGCGGAATGAAACGCAAAGCTAAGGCCGCGATAAAAGATAAGATCGTAGGCACAGCTAAAAGTATAAAAGCGCTGCCAAAGGGCGCCGCTAAGCTGGTAGCGAACAAAGAGTTCAGGAAAGAAGTCGGGGCTAAAGCCAGCAAGTCCTTGAGATCTAAGGCGGCTCACGCTCTAGGCACCATCAAGCACGAAGTAAAAGAATTCAAAATGGCCGGTAAGGCAGTAGCTAAGTTGGCCCGTAGGGAGAGCATTTCCTCTCACGAGAAGAAGGCCATAAAGGCGGTCGTAAAGGCCGTAGCTATGACTGTGGCTGGAACGCTTGTCATGGGAGGCATAGCCCACCTTACAGCGGGCGCACTCGCTCAGCACTTCGCCGCCGAGACTGCTATAAAATCAGTAGGAAAGGCCGCGCTGCTGGCGCACCTAATATACGAGGCCTCAGACGAATCGGCTTTCGACGAGTGGGTTAAGAGTCTGATACAGGATATAGCGGATCGCGTAGAGAAGCTGGGGGACATGTCGGAAGACGATATAGCCGCTATCTTACAGAAGTCCCCACAGTAGTTGTTGCGCTTACACCACTAGCGTTATAAGGTAGGTTTATGAGCTGGGAGACACCCAACATACGTAAACTTATTGAGCAGCTCCGCAAACTACACGCGGAGGCGACTATGTCGTCAAACGCGGGATCATATCAAGTGCCCTTGGGCTACGCGGATTCAGACGCTGGGGTATCTAAAGGATACCTACCTTTAAACACACGTAAGAAAAAAGTTAAATAATTTAGCTTAGCTTGGCGTAAGGGAATAACCTCTTACGCCTTTTTACTATCAACCCAATACACCGTTTTGGAAGTAAGTAAGGAGACCCAAAAAATGAGTGAAGAAGACGAATCAGTAGAGGTGCTGGGAGACCCTGTAGATATATCCCACGGCACCCAGTGGCAACAAGAGGTGTGGGAACGCACAAACGGAAACTGCGGAAACTGCGGATCCGACCATAAAGTACGCGTTAAGCTAATGGTGCCAGAGATAGCTGGAGGTCAAAAGGCTGCGAGTAACGCCAGCTTAATTTGTAGAGCCTGTGAGATGGCTATGGACTCGTCGGAGCCTAAGACTAAGCACTCCGACAACAGGCCTATCAACTTTTGGGTTTCCCGAAGACTATTTGAGCGTATGAACAACGGATTGTGTTCAGACCGAGGGTTCAAAAGTAAGTCGGCCCTAATCCGATATCTAATGAACAAGTACATAACAGCTGAGACACAATTCGACGACTTGGATCGCTTCCAAGACGCGGAGGGTATCGATACAGCTAAGGTTAACGCCTGGGTACCTAGAGAAACCTACGCAACATTTCAAACTATGATTGGTAAGCGCGGCATGACTGTAACAGACGCCATAAAATCTCTAGTCATGGTTTACGAGGATGAGACCGCTAAGGATAAGGAATAGGGATATGTCTGAAGAACTAGAAAATACAGAAGAGTTAGAGGAAGTAACTGTCCCCCTTGGACTAGATCCAAACATCGCTGGGACTATTATAGAAAACCAGATCACAGAGCCTAAGTCGTCTATAGGTTTATTTGACCTCCCCTGCGGGTATATAGACTCGGACGGGACGCTCCATACCGAGATAAAGGTACGAGAGATAACAGGTCACGAGGAGGACATGCTTGCCAACCGTAAGCTAAAGTCCACTAAGAAGCTCAACGAGCTTATCACTAGGTGTGTAGAGCGCATCGGTACCATAACGGATAAAGGTAAGCTGTCACAGGTTGTATTAGATATGACCGTAGGCGACAGGCTCTTCGCTATCTTCGCTATTCGACGCGTAACAGTAGGCGACAACTACACTTACCAAGTTAAGTGCAAAGAGTGCAACGCAGTTAATACTGTGACCATGGACTTGTCTACACTAGAAGTTAAGTACATGCCGGACCCCACTAAGCGTGAGTTCGAAGTGACTCTACCTAAGTCTAAACTTCACGTAACGTTCACACCTATGACCGGACGAGGTGAGGAGAAGCTATCTAACCTAGGTAAAAATACAGAAGACACGCTGTCTCTAGCGCTACTAATGCGACTGACCGAGATAGAGGGAGCTAGACCTACTTTGAAGGCTGTTAAGAACATGTCTTCTGTAGACCGCATCTACCTACGAGACAGCTTTACCAAAGTAGAGGGTGGAGTAGAAACATCCGTCGAGCTTGATTGCCCCGAGTGCTATGCGGAATTTAAAGAGGACCTAGACGTTAGTCAAGCTGGTTTCTTTTTCCCTACGGTAGCTCAGGAGAGCTAGAAGACGAAATCTTCTACTGTATGGAGCTATTAGATCAGAATTACGATGCGATTATGTCAATGCCGGTGACTAGAAGGTATAGAATGATACGTAAGAAAAACGATCTAGAGAAGCGCAAAGCAGCTAGAAACAAGTAGGCTGGACCACACGGTCCAGTCTCTCCTGGGCCAGAGTTAAGTATGTTAGACCGAACCAAAGAAACCCTAAACCGCATGTACCACGAGGAAGGTAAAACTCTCGTGGAACTGGGGGCGTTGTACGAGCGCTCCCCGGGTACGGTGTGGGGTTGGTTCCAGCGATTAGGAATACCTACAAGGACCCTCAAAGAGGCCGCAGCTCACAAAGAGTGTACCGTCACCGATAAAGAGCGCGCTATCATGTACGCTCTTTACCAGGACGGCCTATCGTCTAATGACGTAGCGGAAGAGGTAGGTAGAGATGGACGACTAGTACGAACTCACCTAAAGAACATGGGCGTACTCAGAGGGCGCACGGAGGCAGTACGCCTAGCAGTAGATAACGGCAAGATTAGATCTAACGACGTACAGGTTGACGATTACCTTTTCGAAGAACTAACTGCTGGGAGCGCTTGGGTGCTAGGTCTTATCTACGGAGACGGGCATGTTCGCAACAACGCGGAGCACTATCAATACATGGTGTACCTAGCCGGAACCGAAGAGGTGTGCCGCAAGGTAGCGAAGCTCATCGGACACGAGCGCGGACCTGTGCCCCACAATCAAGGCGCAAACTGCTGGGTACTAAAGTGGTCCTCAAGGAGAATGGTGAAGGCGCTAGAGGCGACGTACGGGATCTCAGGTAAGAAATCCACGAGACTAAGACTGCCAAACCTTCCCGAAGAGCTAATGGGGCACTTCCTGCGTGGGTTATGGGACGCGGACGGACATTGGCGTCAACCCAAACCGACTCATTCTTTACATACGTCTTTGACCACCGCCAGTATTGGTATGGTTGAAGACTTGACAGAGTTGCTCTCATCCAGAGGTATATCGGTTACCACTTGGAGTGGTACTACTGTATTAAAGGGTAAAAAGTTTGCTACAAATACAGTAAGATTAAGGTCGTGGCCTACCAAGAAGTTTTCTAAATGGCTGTACGAGGACTCCAACGATAATATCGAGTGTTCTAGGAAATCCTCAATGATTCCAAGGAGTTACAGGACGTGAATTTCCTCGGCCTTGGATTCTCATTCGGAGCCAAAGATTCAGGATTGGAGGATAAGCAGAACGCTATCCTATCCAATTTTGAATCTATGTCCACTCGCATGCTGGAACTCGGTAAGGCCGCCGATAAAGCCAACATGGGTGACATCGTATCTCCTGGGCAGACAGAACAATTAGACAAGTTAGGTGAAGGATTAGAAAAAGCCTCAGTACAAGCCGGGCACTGGCAGAATCAGTCTAGAAACGCTAAAGGGCAATTTGAGGCTATGGGAGCCGGGGTACAAGAGGCTACAGATACGCTTGGTAACTTCGAGGAGCAATCCAGAAACGCTAAAGGGCAATTTCAGGGAGACGCCCGTCAGATGGAGGCCGACACCAGAAAAGTTGGCGGAGGCTTTAACTTCATTCGAGACGCCATGGAGAAGCTAGGTTCTCTAGTTAGCCATAGCAAACTACAGACGTTCATACAGAGTTTAAGCCTGGTTCAGCTAGGCGGTATAGCTAGCGCTATAGGCGACATAGGGTCGGAAGGTACTAACTTAACTACTGGGTACGAAGCGGAGCTGCACTCCTTGAGTAAGTCCGCCCGAGCTACAGGGGCTAACTTCGGCTACACCGGTAAAGAGCTTAAGAAGTTCACCAGCAAAGCCACAAGTATGGCGAAAGGGCTGGCTATTGATGCCAACACGGCTGCGACCTCTCTAAGGGCGTGGGATGAGGCTGGTAGCGAGCTAGCCGCTATGGGTTTCAAGAACGCTAAGCAGGTGGCTAAGTTTTCTGAGGTCTACGGAGTTAACGCCGACGTTCTGAGGAACTCTGGATTACGCATGCGTAAAGAATTCGGCATGGGGGATAAGGAGATAAGCCAAGTAACTGGAGCCTTCGCCAAGATGGGCCAGATAACCGGAGACGTCACAGGAGCTATGGGCGAGATGCCCAAGATGATGGATCTACTCAGACGTAGAGCTGCGTCCATGGGTAAGAGTCTAGACTCCAAGCAACTAGCTTCCTACGCTGCCTCGTCTGCGGGTCTGGCGGCGGGGTTCATGCAGATGGGACAGTCGTCCGCGCAGGCGCGAGAGCACGCTATGTCACTAACTGAGGAGATGATTAAGTCCAAAGAGGGCTTCCAGGATATGTTCGGAGGCGTAGGCGCAGATCTAAGTGACTTCAACAAGGACATAGCTATAGCCTTCGGAGACGTAGGCGTATCATTCGAGTCCATGTCTAAAGGGCCAGAAGAGTTCATATCCGGTATGGCGGAGATGGTACAGAAGGCTAAAAAGAACGGAGATCTTACTACACAGCAGACTAACGTTATGTCCGCGCACCTACGTAAGGCGTTCGGGGATGACAGGGCCGCAGAGCTTATGCTGTTCTTCGATAAGGCAGACCAGGCCACACTGGACCTTATGAAGACTGTAAAAAACACTCCAGCCGAGCTAGGTAAGATGGCAGACGAGGGACACAAATCCGCTAAGACACTAGCTGTGCGCTTTGAAGAGATGGAGGACAGCATGGTCACGTCGTTCCGCTCCATAGGTAAGGCCAGCGCCGAGAGCTTCGTTGATGACGCAGCTGTACAATACGAAGCTTTCGGTAAGTCCATGAAGAAAGTAGCCGGTAACGGCGGGGTCATGGGTAAGTTTGTAACCAAGCTATCCGAGATACATCAACTAGGAGCTAAGGCCCTTCTACCTAAATTTATGCGCCCGTGGGCCGCCCTAATTGGTAAGGTCGCTAAGGAGCTTATACCCATGGTGGGCGGGATTATAGCCCTAGGTGTAGCACTTAAAGCTGCTATGACTCCCATGGCCGCAGTCATGCTAGGCGTAGTTGCCGTAGGCGCTTTAGTCTATTGGTTCATTAAGCTAAAGAAATCTGGAATGTCTACAGCGGCTGCCCTCGGGCACATGGGCGGAAAGTTCATGGACTTGGCCGAGATAGTAGGAGAGAAGGTTCTAGAGGCGTTCAAGAGACTAGCCGCGTGGTTCAAGTCCGTAGACTGGGGTAAGATCGGGAAAAGTATTCTGTCTGGTATAGCAGGAGGAATAGAGAAATCTAACAAACTACTTCTAAAAATACCGTGGAAGAAGATATGGACCGGAACGTTCCAAGCCATAGGCAAAGTATGGGACTTCCTAACCGGTAAAGAGTTCCAGAATTGGATAGTAAGATTCTCGTCTGCTATAGGATCGCGCGTGGCTATGCTAGGCGCGGCTATACTTTGGATGTTCGAGCAGGCTGTAGGGTACATCGCTAAGATAAAGATAGGGCCCATAGTACAAGATCTACTTAACATTATTACTACCGCAGTGCTGGCACTAGGTGCCGCTCTGGGCCCAATAATACAAGAAATAGCTAACAAACTACCTGGGCTATTAGTACAGGCGAGCAACGCTATCATCGACATAGTTCTACAGATTCCCGCAGCCGTAGAGAGAATATTCCTAGCCATAGGGGCAGGAATACAGACGCATGGGCCTGCTATTATGGCGCAGTTCTGGGACTTCGTAGGTGAGATGCTTAACGGTATGCTAGTCGTAGCAGAACGTATCCTCATGGAGCTGCCGGGGCTATTACTTAAAGTAGGAGACGCTCTGGTAGTTGTCGTAGACGTGGTTATAAACGCTGTACTGATGGTCTTCAAATCCCTAGAAGACTACTTAGTTAAGAAGTTCCCCGACTCCGCAGCTACCATACACAAAGTATTCTCCGTGATTGGCGGAATAGTGTACGCCATAGGCGAGACGCTGAAGTTCATATTCCAGGCTGTAGCTACGGCGCTTTCATTGGCGTTCAAGATAGCGGGGCCTGTAGTAGGCGCTATATTCTGGGTTATTTGGGAAGTAGCCAAAGGTGTATTCGATCTAATAGCTGATACGTGGGGTATGTTCGTACTTCTATTCTCGACTATTTGGACAGCTGTAGAAGGTGTTACGTTGGCCGCTTGGTGGATTATTCAGAACGCCATAGTAGATCCAATCATGTATATCTATGAGAAGTGGGGAGCTATTAAAGACTGGTTCTCTAACATGTTCGATTTAGTAGTAGGGGCTGTTGAAACAGTATGGAAGCCTATAAGTAAAATCCTAATGGCGCCTATTGACCTAGCTAAGGGTGCTTGGAACTTAGTAACCGGTATATTCACGGACCCTATAGGGGCTATCAAAGAGGCGTGGGGTGGTCTAGTCGGGTGGTTTGGAGACCTATTTGACGATCTAGTAGACATCCCCAAGAAAGCTTGGAACAACGTAAAGAGCTTCGGTAACGACACAAAAGATTTGTTCACTGGCGACTTAGTACCAGCTCTAATGTCTAAGAGTGAGCGGCAAATAGACACTTTGACCAACGCTCTAAAAATGCGTGGGCAGTCTGAGGCTCAAATAGCAGAGGCTGTAAAGGCTGCGCAGGCTTCTGGAGACCTTAAGGGACTAGACATAGGAGAAAACAACAATCCGTTCTACATGAAGCTACGTAAGAACAACTTCGACGTACAGGCGGCTATAGCTGACGATACAGACTTCTTTGCTATGCAGAGATGGCGCTCCGCAGAGCAGCTAGCCAATAAGATGGAGTGGGAGGCACAACGCGCGGCTGAGTCCGAAAAAGCGGCCATGTTCGACGTAACCAAGACGCTCGGTGACGAAAGCGCCACCCAGCTAGGTATTATGATGGATACCGTTGACGACATTGGTAGCGGGGTTCTAGCGGAGGCCGATTCTATCGTAGCGGGTGTAGAGGAAAAGACCAGTAAGCTCTTCGGGCTGTTCGACATAGATACTAACGCAGTAAAATCTAAGATAGCCTCAGCTTTTACTGCGATTAACGCGAAGATGGAGGAGGAGAAAAAGAACGGAATTATAGACATTAGCGCAGAGCCCGAAAAGGACACACCTACTACGTCTCTAGTTCTAAACGCTAGGGGCGTTAAAAACATAGGGGAGGTGGCAGAAAAGTCGCTCGGCCGGGCCGGAGCCGCTGTAGACGGTTTCAGCAAAACTATGGACAATACCTTCCACAAAGACAAGAAGAGGAACATATCAGTAATAGCGGATGAGGCGTTCTCCAGGATAGAGAAGCGTGCACTAGAATTTAAGGACATCATGCGCGACATATGGTCCGATATTCTAGCTATGACTATCGTAGCTATGAACGCGCTACAAATGGACGCTATGACCGTGGCTGGTAAGCTTAACGCTATCGCACGCGCTAGCGAGACAGTATCTAAACAAGCCGATGATACCCCGGTAGTAACTAAGACCTTCAAGGCCGGAGAGTCTAAAGACGAAGCCATGTTAAACGCCACGCACTGGCCAGACTGGTACACACAGGACTTCAAGAAGATAGCTACTGCTATGCGGGACTCTATGCAAGCTCAGTCTGTCGCTGGTGGGGGCGGACCTTCAGCTTCCGCTGGCGCCCGAATTACTCTTAAAAGTACTAAAGCCACAAATAGCGCCGCCAGTAGGAACGGAACTGCTGGACCTACGGCTGGGGGTACGGTTAGGTAATGTCTGTAAAAGTAGCCCCCCATAGCCGACTAAGGTTCGGAGAGCTATACATCATAGACGGTGTAGAGCACTGGGACGTATTAGACCTACCCTCCATAGTCGAGCAACAGGACGATCTTCTTTACCAAGTAAAACGAGGCGTCATAGAGCGTATAGACAAATTAGCAGTTAGGTTCTATGGGGACTCTAAGCTGTGGTGGGTAATAGCAGCCGCTAACGGGTTAGAGCTGGTTCCTACAGATCTAAACGAGGGTGACACGCTAACCATCCCCTCTCCTAGATACGTACTACAAGAACTGTTTAAGGGCGCATAACCATGGCGTCTAATCTAGGAACCACAGGCAGTTCAGACAGGTACGACTTCTCTAACCCCTTCATGATTGCAACCATAGTCACTCCAGACGGAAAATACCCTCTATGGACTAACAATAAAGAGGCTGTGATCGCCAATAGAAACGATGGCGGGGGGAACTACGACGTAGGCCTACGCGCGCTATCATTCCTATCTGAGATAGTAGTAGAGGTACAACTAGCCTTACTGCCCATTATCAAAGCCACTCTCACTCCCCCATTTCGGGAAGCTGTGGCTCTCATGGACAGTAAGCTTCTAACCTGGGGAGTAAACACCATAGAAGTTCAATTTGGGTACGTTAGTGATACTACGTCCAACACCGTACTATCTCCTGTGTACAGCGGGATTCTAATGAAGCCTGAAGTTAACTTTGGGACCGACATTACTATAACGCTTAACGCTATAGGCGTATCTGGTTTAGCGGCGTCCACTCAATCCGGTACTAGGACGTTTAGTTTCAACACTAGGCTTGAGATAATAACAGCGTGCGCCGAGGGGCACATCCAGGACCCGCGTAAGCAGGGGGATAAGACCCAAACTCAAGGTCTAAACTCCACAACTGTAGATCCCATAGACGAATCCCTTAAAAACCAGAACCCGGAAACCGTATTGCGTAGTCCTCGCACCGGCATAGCTGGATTGGTGGGAGGTCTATTCAACAAGGCCGCAGGGGCATTAGTAGCTACAGTGGGTAAACCTACTAGGAATGTAAAAATAAACTACGACGCTCTTAAAGACGATCCAGAGCTTCTAAAGAAGCTTGTAGGTCCAGAGCCCAGGCTACCATACGTCCAAGGCGGGAGAACGGACTGGCACGTTATCCGAGAGATATGTGATGAGATAGGATGCGTATTCGTCATGGAGGGCGCGAATCTTAAAATAATACCTAGGAACTACACCAAGAAGACCAAGCGGCACTTCAGGCTTTTTGATTTCCCTAACGGAGGACTATATCCTGCTCAGGGGGAGTTTCCTATTCTATCTGCGTCGAGCCCAACTATGGCTATGTTTTTGCCGGGCGCTAGTAGGGGTATAGCTGTCCGGGGTATAGATGAAGACACAAAAGAGCCTAAAACGACGGTAATAAACGACGCCTCAGAGAATACATCCCGTACCAGCGACGGAGGAGTAGCACCTGTGGACGGTGAAGTATTCTCAGGTACAGACGACTCCACAGGCGACGGGCAGACCACTATGCCCGGAAGCCCCGGCGATGAAGACGCTGTAGGGAAAGCTAAATCAGAGTTTCAGAAGATGTCCCACGGTATGGGCGTAAACCTGACGATAGAGTCGTTAGCGGACCCGAAGCTATTTCCAGGGGATATGATAGAGGTACGGGGGCTGGGTTGGAGGTTTTCAGGGTCCTACGTGGTATTTAAGACCATCCACACGTTTGGTGGTAACGGATCTACTATGTCCCTAGAGTGCTTTTCTAATGCTGGTAAAGTAGAGAGCCAGATAAAAGCACAAGGTAATGTAGCTAAGCAGACTGAGCCTACTACTGAGGATGAAGGCGTAACCGTAGAGCCCACGGAGCAAGCCTAATGTTTGAGGATTTCCTACACAATATAGCGCTACACGGACTTGAGTACTTTAAGAGGTACTACGGGTCCTACATGGCTATTGTTAAAGACAACAAAGACCCCACTGGGCGCGGTCGCATAAAAGCGTATTGCCCTGAGGTAGGGCAGCAGGACCCCGGGCCCGCTGTTTGGATCCAACCCACTTTTCAGGGTGCTGGTAAGAACCGAGGCACTTTCTGGCCTCCAGAAATAGGAGACGGCGTATGGGTTAGGTTTTCTAATGGAGACCCCTCCAAGCCAAAATCCTACGAAGGCGGGTGGTACGGAAAAGGTGAGGTGCCCGCAGAATTCGCTACCGACTCCGATGTCCCCGATAAGCGCGGGATGGTTACCAGGGGTGGGCACAGCGTAGTTTTTTCCGATACCCCCGGAGATGAGCGCATAGAGATAACGTGGCACAAGCCCTCCGCTACGGTATCCGACAGAAAAGAAACGCCAGCCCGTACCGGGCAGACTGCGTTTTTACGCTTTACCGAAGACAGCATAACCCTACAGGTCAAGGATTCGAAGACGCAGATCGTTATAGAAGATGGGAAGATAACTATAGACGCAGAGCAGGTAGAGATTGGTACAGGCGCGGACACTCCAGCTATGCGGGGCAACGAGTGGTTGCAGTGGGCTACTTCGCACGTACATGGGACCGCGTGGGGGCCATCTTCTCCTCCCACGAATCCTCCTCCTCAGACCATTCTATCCAAGAACACTAAGGTCAAATAGTGCCGTTCATAATAGCAGAGCTAGAGAACGCCTTCTTATCCCTAGCTAGAAATCCACCCAAGACTCCTCGCGAGGCCGCGAAAGTAATAGCGGACGGTTACGCCCGGTACGCTAAGCCTGCTACCGGTGTCGGCGTGCCCGCTATTTTTACAGGTACAGAAGCTTCCCGAATGGCTAACGCCATGGCTACCGCGTTCAACCCAAAAGGTAACGCGGCCACCGCAGCAGCTGGCATGGCCGCAGGTGTACAAGCGTTTTGGTTAGCTCCTCCCATAGCCTTCGGCCCTAACATAACGGTGTCGTGGGCAGGGTTCTCTGTACTACTAGGTTGTTTAAAGAGTATGAGGAGTACAGGTGTACCTACTTCTCAAGCTGCTAGAAAAATAGCTAACTGCTTCGACACGGCTACAAGACTCGTATTGGTAAAACCTGCTGTACCTGGACCTCCGGTACCTATAGCATAAGGTTTATTATGGCGACTTTCAGAAGCATAGCGTTC